CAACAAAGGACCAGGTGCAGATTAATGTTAGCCAAAATGATACACATTTAATACAGGTAGCAGATGAATGTAGATACATTGCTAAGATACTAGGCTTAAATTTATTAAAGATTGAATCTATTATGAGCTGTAAAGGCTCAAAATTTACTATAAACCATGACACAGCGATATAAGTTATTATTGCCATGGGTGTAAAAATAACAAACTAAACTATTATAAATAGAAAAAAAACTTTTTTTTATTAACAATGAATATCTTCTAAATTTTCTTTGCTTATAAAATTATCTATTTTTTTTAATGTTGACAGTGAAACGTCCTTGCCTTCTAAAAAGTTTGTAAGCTGAAAAAAATGAAACTTATCCCCATTCCCCTGTATTTCTCTAACAATTTTATTTCGTGTTTTTAAACCTAAAATTTTCTTTACTTCAGTTTTTAACTGCTCGTCTTGGATCAGCATAATTAAAAAGGTAAGTCATCGTTTGCATCTAACGGTTTGTTTTGTTGCTCCTCTGTTTTAATATATGGCTCGCTAAATGAAACGGACATAAATTTAACTCCCTTTGCTGAAGTCTTTAACCATAACGCTACTTCCATTTCTTTACCGTTTACGTTTACCTTGCCTTTGTAGTCAGGGTGGTTGTCCGCTTTTTTGTTGTCATTCTTAAAAATTGCTCCTGTGTTGTTTTTTTGTTCCATTTTTATTTATTTAGATTGTTTGTATTCGTGTTTTTATATTAACCAAGTTATAAATCTTACAAAACCTACTATTGCAAAGGTGTAAACTATCAAAGTTAAAATAATTGCTAATGTTTTTTCTTTCATATTGTTTCAATTAAGTTATTAAAATAAATATTTGCTTGTTCTACTTTGTTTTGTATTTCCCAAATTACTGTTTCATCACGTTCAATTTTAAAAACTTTTACTTTTGTCTTTTCGGGCAAATGGTCAAAGTTATGTTTCTTTTCTACGTACTCACGTATTTCTGCGTCTTCGTCAATTTTAAATTGTTTCCAATGCTCACGTCTTATTTCGTCTTCAACTATTTCTAAAGGAGTGTTGACTAAACAATAACATAGCAACGCTTCGGTTTTATTCGTAAGCGACATATACCCCTGTAATTGATAAAAATAATCTTTTGTAGGTATTTCAGTTTCAAAGAACGGAAACGTGTGTGCTTCGTAACTGCATTTTACGTCAAGTAAAATTTCATTTGTATTTACGTCTGGTGTTCCTGTAATCCATTCATTATTAAAGTGCTCTTCGTTTTTAAATATAAATCCTAAGCCTAAAACATTGTTAACTAAAGTAATTGCTTTGTCTTCACACTGTAAACCTTTGTCAGTATATTTACTTGAAAATTCTTTTTTAATTCCATATTTATGCTCTAAAACAAGTTCTTGTATATAAGACCTTGCTGTCTTACTTAATGTTTCAGCTTTAGAACGGGGGGCAGTCATCAACTTACCCAAAGCGGAGCAGCGTATTTTTAACATAATAATAAAGCTTTGCTTTGTACTTCTGTTAACTCAAACCCATTTTTAAGTTGATCCACCGTATACTTGCCATTTTGTATAGCTACAAGCGCCTCTTCAAATCTTTTATTGTCTATTAATGGTTTCTTTGGCTCAACTTTTATTTGTTCTCCAGAAGCGTCCGTATCTTTGTCTGTAACTAAGCCAAGCATACTACTTAAAGAATAACGTCTTAAATAAGTTATTGCACTTCCTAAAACTTGGAACTCGTTCATTCCTTTTAAAATTACCCCCTGTGGAATATCAATTTTGCTTTCAATACTTTCTCCGCTTTCAATATGAAATAAACATGTTGCTATTTGTGTTCCGTTAATTAGCTGTGTAAAACCCAAACCGTGTTTTTTTAGTAGCGGGTTAATTATTTCAAAAATTCTAGGCAAGTCTGCGTAAGTGTAACCATAACCCTGTGTTGATCGATGAATAACAGGAACCTCTTGTTGGAAGTCTGCCAGTGCTTTAAATAAATGTTTCATAGTTAATAAATTTAAGTTAGTAATATATGCAAATATACAAATAATTATTTAATAAATAACTATTTTTTAATTTTTTTTTTATAAAATCCTATTAATTCTTTTAACTCGTCCTTGCTCCACTTCTTTGTTTCGTTCGCTATTGCTTGTAATTCCATTAATTTTTCAGCTCCAATGCGTTTTTCAATCCCTATTTGATAGTTTAATAAGTTACCACTTAAATAAGTGTTACAGTGCTCACATTGTAAATGGCAATTGTCTTCGTTAAATCGAACATTAGAATGCCCCCCTTGTGAATAGTAATGGCCAGCATTTTCTTTTTTAGGTAGTTTATTGCAACTAATGCAATTTAACCCGGCATCTCTTTGACGTATAAACTTATTAAAAACCTGTTGAGCAATTTTTAAATAATCATTTGAGGTCTTTAAATTTTCAATTAACTTTTTTTTCTTTTTTAACCACTCTTTTTCTTTATGTATTTCTACCATTGCTTTTATACATTCGTTTTTTAAACAAAACTTTTGTAAGGTGTTGAACGGTGTAAATTCTTCTTTGCAGTTAAAACATTTTTTAGCTTTTGTTTTCAAAGTTCTGCCTTGTTATACTCTATTATTTTTTTTAAATCTTTTACCTCCTGTTTTAATTCTAAATTTATATGCTGAAGATCAAAATTAATTTGTCTTGTCGCTCTAAATTCTTTTTCTAAAGTTTCATAAACTAAAATTGCCTGTGTAATTTCTATTAAAGACTGTTGCATAGAAGTTATTAAATCCGTCCTATTTGGATGTTTGTTTTTTATGTCTTCAATGCTTACTTTTAATTTTAAACAAGTGTGATTAAGATTAATTCTACTGCTTAGTAATTCTAGTTCCATTTAAAAAAGTGTTTTTAATTTATCCTCATATTTAGGTCTATAGTTTTTTAACGCATCATTTCCATAAATAGTAAAACCAAGTCCATAGTTATATTCGCAATATACAGGATCGTTTAAACCTGTATGCTTTCCGCCTGTGTCTATGTCTTTTATTTTTTCAGTAGAAACCCAAGTAACAAATTTCATTACGTCATGCTTTATAAGTCGGTGGATAACTATCATATCGTCGCATCTGTTTGTAAATGCCTTGCCACCTTCAATATGGTCTTTTAGCGGTGCTTTTAAATGTCCTTTGAAATCGCCGTCTACATAAATATTTGAACTCCTACCACTTTCAGTATTAGGGTGAGTGTTTATGTATATTGTCATTCCAGTTCTATTTACAAATTGTCTTGCTGCGTTCATAAATTGGTAGTTACCCTCATAAGTCATGCTACGATCCAGACCAGTAAATGGGTCAATGAGTGCTACATCTGCTTCACTTTCCTCAAAGATTTTGAATAATTCATCGTGTTTGTAAAATTTTTCGTTGCTAATAAATGTAAAAAATTGCTCTAAATAAGTTGAGTGTTTTACAATTTCCTCGTGTGATAAACTTTTAAAATTTATTCCAGAGTACATTTGAATTAAATCACGTAAAATTTGTCCATGTTGGTTTTCACCACTCCAAATAATAAACTTAAGTTTGTGCTTTAAAGCAAGTGCTAAAAAATACCAATTAATAAAATAAGTTTTTCCTACGTTATCATGACCTAGAATTATGTTAACTTGTTTACGTTTAAACTTTATAAACTCATCAAGCCCATTTCCAAGTTCTAGTCCATGTTTTATCTTACCATCCCTATAGTTAAGTAAGTATTCCAGCGCTGACCCTTTATTTAATAAGCCCATGTTTTCTAGCTTTTAATTCTTCGGGTGAAATACCTTCAAATGTTGGTTCGTTTTTATGTAGCCACTTTATAGACGTTAAGTATAAACTTTTATATTTAGTATTGCCTTTATAATTTTCAATGTCGTTTAAAATGTTGTCTATTTGTTTAATAGTATATGTTTCTAATAACCTATTTACTTCATCTTCAGTTATAAATAAATGACCGAAACTCCTATATATATTCTTATTTTCTTTCTTTACATTATTGTTAGTGGTTAGTTGCTGGTTAATCATCGGTTGTTCTTCGGTTATTTCGTTGGTTAATAGTTGATACTTTTTATAGTTAACTATTTGAATAACAGTACCTTGCGAACTAGTTTCGATGGTTATTTCGTTGGTTAGTTTTAGCTTATTTAAAGCTGTCCTTATTTGTTGAACAGAAAGCTTGGTTTGCTTTGCTAAAACATCTCTTCCAGTTACAATAGTTCCAACCTTTACAACTATTCCTTTATACTTTTTTTCTTTATGATTTGCCATTAAAAGCAAAGTAATAAAAACAATAAAAGTATTTTTGTCCTCAAACCATTCCCAATCTGTAATTTTTCTGTGCAATTTTATCCAACCGCTCATATTTCTAGTTTGTATTGGTTTAGATTTGCGGAATATACATAACACTGTTCCGGGCTTTTAAAAGAAAATTTAGCATAATTTAAAACATATTCCTTACCGTGTAAATATTCGATATAAGCGTAGTTATCTATTATTTGTATGAAAACATAAACCTCTGCTTTTAAATGCTCGCTAAGAGCTTCTAAACAGCAATTAAACGTATAAGTTTTATGCTTCGTACATTTAACTTGGTAGGTGTAACCTTTTTCGTCTGCAAAATCAATTTTTTCAAAGTCACGATCTGCTTTTTGTTTGAATAATTGTTCTCCCTGATAGTTTAATGTAAACCATAATTCGAATATTTTTTCACCAATGTCACCTGTAGAATTGTTTGCAATTTCATTAGGTATTTTTATTTTTGCTAAATAAGTCCTCATAAGTTTTCTTTAATAAAAGTTCCATTAATCATTTCGCCTTTTCTTTTTGCTATAACCTCATAAGCTGAATTTATGCAATCTTCAATACTTGTCCCGTTAAAGTAAGCTATAGAAGTTAAAACTACAACACAGTCACCAATGGCGTCTATTATTTCTTCCCTATCATTATTTATAATAGCTTTGGCAAGTTCTCCTGCCTCTTCCTGAAGTTTTACATATTGCGTTTTAATATCCCCTTTGGATAAAATTCCTTTTTCTTTTGCCCATTCTCTAATAGGCGTAAATTCATTTGTTAGTTTCATTTTTTTTTTTATTAATCATTAGTAATTCCCTTTCTTTTAATTTTTCTAGCAGTTCAATTGCTTTAGCCCTATCATTTCCCGATATTTCAAAAGAGGTAAGACAATGGGGGTTTTTTGCAATAAGTTGGCTTATTTTTTTTTCTGACATTGCCATATTTCTTTATGTTTAGTATTAATTAAATTTAGATTAAAAGTTTTATCGTTTAAATACCTAAGAGGTTTTTTTTCACCGTTTAAGATATATTCTGGTAGTATGTTTTTATAAGTATCCCTTAGAATTTTTTTATTAATCCTATCACCCCTTTGCAATGAATTTGAATATCTAAGTAAGTCTATACTCATTAATGGAGATCTAGCTTCTTTTGTAAATGCCATACTCATTCGATCTAGTCTTATATTATGATAAAATGGTAATTCCTGGAAAACATCATATTCCCAAGTATCTTTTTCTTTTGCTCTGTTATATCCTCCAAATAATTCATCAGCGCCATCTCCTGTTAAAACAATTGAATTTTTAGCATTTTTAAAAAGTAAATACTGTGGCATTAAACTTCCATAATCTAAAGAGTGCTCATAAAAATAAATAGCATCGTTTAATTCTGTAGGGGTAAACTTGTCAGATATAAAATTACAAGAAAGTCCATTCTCTTTACATATTTTTTCTACTCCCTGTGCTTCTTCGTTTTCAATTGAAATTAAATCTATTTCGCTTGTGTGTTTTAAAATATGATGTAAAACAATATTTGAGTCCAAACCTGAACTCAACAATAAAGAAACACCATCTATTTTATTTTGCAATCTTCTTTTAACTGATAGATCAATTAATGAATATAAATCTAATTTGCTTTCCATTTTTAAATAATTAAGCGACATTAAAAGAAAAGGTCTGGTATTGTTTTTTTCATAAAGATAAAACTTTCCAGGTAAATAACGATGGACCGTAGTAAAATTAGTACTTAAAGTACCAAAGTGTTTTTCAGAATAGCTGTTATATTCGTAGGTTTGTAATATCCCTTTTATTTCGGAGGAAATACCTAGGTTGTTATAATACAATTGTTTTTTACCTAAAGGATCTGTAAAAGAAAACACATCGCCATTTTTACAAATAATAGAAATAGACCAAAAACCGTCCCATTTAACAGACTCTTTGTATAAAGAAATAGGATCTGTTTTTAATTTAATAAATTGAGTTTTTAAATAATGCAAATCAGATTGACTAGATGGCATTAATTCTTGATGATTAAAAATCTCGCCATTAAAAACTAAAAGCTTACCGTTGCAGTCTATTGGTTGAGTTAAACCAGTTTTATTACTAGACAAAGGCAATGAGTCAAAAGATGTTATCCAATGATTAAAGTCTAAAGTAAGATTTGACAAACCTCTATGTTTAATTTTATTTTCAATAGGATTTTTTGTTATTGTAAAGCCGCACATTTTTCTAGTATTTTTTTAAGTGAATAAATATCTGATATAAAGCAGTGAAAACTACCAATCCAAACTGAAAGTTCTCCAAGTTCAATTTCTGTATTTTCTAAGTTTTGTAACATTTCCATTGCCAATCTTTGAGTCATGTAAATGTCATTTCTAAAATGTCTACGTGCATCGCAAGACCTAATTAAATAAGTAACATCAAGTTTGTTATTGTTTACATAAAACCAATATCCAATCGTGCATGGTAATCTAACGTCATTATTTGATTGATCTTCCGGGTGCCAAATAGACAAAAATGCTTGGCGTGTTGTAATATCATTTTTTAATCTATTTTTAATATCCAACCAATCACCCATTTTAAACCTATTTCCTTCTTTTTTGTTTGGCCAAAAACGTTCTTGATATGTATGACTAAATTTACCATCGCATCGAAAACGATCGTCATCTAAGTCCTTTCTGTAATAAGGCCAATTTTTATATTCATTTCCAGGATTGCTGTTACCTGATATTCTTTCTATAAAATGGTCTTCGCTCCAAGGTAAGTCTGCTGAAGTTTGTTTTGACAAGTCATCGATAGTTTTACACATTTCCATTTTCATAAATAAATTATTTACTTCTGTTATTTTTGTGTCTAAAGGTAATGCTTGCCATTTATGGGTTGTTTTTTTATTCTTACTATTTAGCAAAACCCGAATTGCATTATTTATAGCATTATTTGTTTTCATAGACAACGTCGTTTACTTCATTTTTAACTCCCTCCATGTAATTATTGTATCCCCCAATATAAGCTACTAGGTCCAATAAATTGTCCTCTTTATGAGACCAACTTTCTCTTGCTAATTTAAGAGCAATTTGAAAATAATAAATATCAATACAGGTAACTTCTTTTCTTAAAAGTAGCGATGCAATTTGAGCTGCTTGTTCATTAGTCCAACTCATGGGACCATACTGTCTTTCTTTTTCTTCCGAACGAATGTTTATTATTTCATTCGCTTTTTCTAAAATGTTCATAGTTTAATTTTTTTAAGTTAATATATGCAAATATAAATAAATTTATTTAATAAAGTTTATTTGTTAGTCTTTGTTGAATAATTCTTAGGTCATTTAAGTTTTTAGCTTCTCTAATTTCACTTAATAAGTCTATATTTGGCTTATTGTTTTTTAATAAAAGCTCATAATATTCAGTGTCAAGTTTTAATTGCTTGTCTTTTGTGTAAATTAAATTTTGGTAAGTCCTTAGACCGTGCAAGATTGAAGCGTGGTGCATATTAAATAAGTCCCCTATTTTTTCTAAAGTGTGACCCTCTTTTCTAAGCGCTTGGAACAGATAAATTCTACGGTGTATTATTTCTCTCTTTCTATTTTTTTTTGCAAGTCCGTCTTGTTCTATAATTTGTTTAATTAGTTCTATCATTTTTCTATTTGTTTAATTTCTAAAATAATATCGTCATTTTTCTGAATTAAGTTCTTAACGTGCTGTACATCGTAAGCTTCAACAATTCGTGTTTCTAACTTAACAGGTGCGCCAACATACGCCCAAGTTTTAAATGTTG